AGCTAGAGATGGGAGTTCGTAAAGATGAAGAGTTGAATACATTTTTTACTAATAATTGTATTTCATTTCTTGGAGGAGGTGTTACTCCATTTATTCATCCATCTCTCCTTCTTAAGAAAAACCGTGTTAAAAAGCGAGTAAACAAGGTTGTTGTCAAAGAAGGTGAAAAGAAAAAGCATCGATTTAGACCTGGAACTGTATCTCTTCGTGAAATTCGCCGTTTTCAAAAGATGAGTAATTGTGTTACTTTTGCAAAGTTACCATTTGAGAAATTGGTGAGGCAGATAGTTTCTACTCATAATATTGGATCAATGAAAATTAGTAAGGAAGTTTTCATTGTTCTTCAATATTTTGTTGAACAACAAGTTACATCTCTTCTTCGGAATGCGAATTTTGCTGCCATTCATGCAGGACGTGTAAAGTTGATACCTATTGATATTGATTTTGTTCGAGCTATCTCAACCGGAATTTGTAATCCTTACCAAAAAAATATTGTTCAAGATTCCGAAACATTTGAAGAAACTTGTAAAGATGAAGTAGAAGATGAAGTAGAAGATGAAGATGAAGATGAGTAAGTTATAGTAAGTGATTTTTCGAGATATTTAATCATAATCATTTAGACTGATTATGATTTATAATCGAGCAATTTTTTAAAATTTGAGTTCTATCCATTTTTGATATAAAATAAAAATTTTATAAACATTTGGAGACTTTTAAAATCAACTTAAAAGCACCTGATCATTCTAAAAAATGTCATCAGAAAACACTGATGTAAGCCAAGATAAAAAAAGTGATTCTATTAAACTTAGACCAGAACCTAGTCATATTATGACTGGGGATTACGCAGCTTTTATGGAAACAAACGGAAAGGAGTTTGAAAGTTGGTATTATTTTATACGACGTGAGGGAAATGAGGAAGCGTTAAAGCATCTCCAAGAGCAACTTGAGAAGATAGATTGGTTTATTCTTGATGACCTTAGTACATTTGATTTAGATCTAGATCACTATGTTAGTGCTGCTACAGCTAAACAAATGACTAAGCTTGAGCTAAATTCTTACGCTTTTCACAGAAAGTTTGACGGAAAATTACAAAAGATTAATTTTAATTTCAAAAAGAAAGATACTCGTGACAATGAGCGCGGCAATGAAAGAATGATTTGTAAAGTTTTTGATTTGCTTGGATATGGACAGATAGAAGATTATATAAGTGATGAAGATTTAGATGAAGAAGACCTAACTGATAACGAATATTCTGATTCAGAAACTGATGAAGACACAGAGGATGAATCAGATTCTGAATCAAGTGAAGATAATAAGATATCTGAAAAACCTACAGGTAAGAAAGGGCTTCCACCTTCATTACTAAAAAATGATCATCTTCCACGATTTGCCAAACGAAAACAACGTGGTAAGTGTTGATTTAATATTACCTACATTTAAAGTATTTTGAGAATACTTTCTCAAAATATATAAGATTGATCACTCGATATTTGTAATGATTTTATCAAATCTCTATCTTTTTTTCTTCCACTTTAGTAAAAAACAAAATAAAACAATTAGTAACAAAAATACTAAAGAAACTATTAGAATATATAATATATTTATTTTATCAACATGTTTAGTATTTTGATCACTTGCTATTTGTAATATGTTAAATGGACGACCATTGTTTTTTGAAATAACAAGATCATTGCAATATACAACACAATTTTGAAGACTTAATAAATCTTTGTGTGGATCAGAATCATATAAATTCGGAATATCATCTATCCAGGGTAGACAACGGCCATTTACGCATTTAAATTTTATATCTTCACTTGTCATTACAAAAATGGGTGAAATAAAAGATTGACTCCATTCAGGAGATGAAGATGGGGGTGATGAGTTAAAACTAGGAAATATATTATCTCCTATTTTGTGAAAATAAAGAGGTTTTGTATTTGGAACTGGTTGAATGTATGTAGTAAAGTATATACAATCATCTTTAATATTATAAGGATCATACATTAAATACAAATCATTTGTATTGTATGGAAAATCAATATTTTTTTTTGCACAAAAAATTTTCATACCTACAGGTATTGGCCTAAAACTCGGTGAAACAGCATAAAAAGAATCAGCTAAAAACCATTTACTATCTTTTTTTTTATCTGGTATACAATCAAATTCTATAAGACCATTTTTCATCGATTTTTTAGGTCCACCAATATATCCTAAAAACGTTTGTGTTTCTATGTCAATATAATGCCAAATACAATATGGTATGATTACATCATCGTTCATTTATATATTGTATTTTTTTGTTCTAGAATTTAATTCCATTTCTTGTCAACTCCTTTTCTATGAATCCTTTAATATCTTCTAATTTTATAGTGTGTGGTACTTCAATTAAAACTATTCCATTTTCTCTACATATCCTTCTTTTCATATCATCTCTATACTTTTGATTTAAAAAAGCTTCTTTGTTTTTATGAAAAAATGGTATATATTCATAATGCTGAATACCATTATATTCTAACGCAATTTTAAGTTCTGGATCAAAACAATCAAGTTCTAAATTAAAGTCTCCACCTGTTACAGGGTTTCGCAAAAAATTTGGACGATCCTTATCAAATTTTCTGTTGAACAAGAACTGTAATACACGTCTACATTCTGCTTCACCTTTGCTTTCACGTGGAGGACCGCGAAAACTCTTATTTTGTCCTATAGGTGAGTAATATTGTCGATGTCTTGACCATGTTCCTTTTTTACCTGTAATCTTTCTATATAATCCAAAAAGTATTAGAAATGATAATGAAATCCCAAGTATTATTTCAAAACCATGTGAGTTCCATTTATCTTTAATTTTGGATAACATTTATTTATAGTATATAAAGTTAATTCTTGCTTTGTCAATTAAAAATAAAATTATCATAATGTACTAAAATTTCTGTATTACATAATGGACATGCTTGTTTGTATTTACCCCACTCATTAATGCATTTTGGATGATAAATATGTCCACAATTTAATACTGACACATTTTCCGTCTGATCGTAAACATCTGTACATATAGAACACATATCATATTTTTTATTTGTGCTATTGTAAGGTTGAGAAGTAATATCAAGTTTTATTTCGTTCTGTCGAATAAGATTATGATCATTCTCACTATTTTGTATAGCGATTTGAATTGGATCTAATATATTAAAAATTGGTTCTAAAATAACTATCATATTCATTATTGCAAATAATGCGTCTGATGATCTGTCAATATCTATTACCTGATCTAATATAGTTTCTTCAAAATATTCTTCCTCGTGTACATGAAATCGAATGTTTGATGACATTTTATTTATATAGAATCAAATTTCTTAACTCATTTTCAATAAAATGGACTATGATTCCATCCTAGCTCCTCAAACAACTCTTTGCAAATTTCGTCATGAAAGAATTTTCTGTCAATAGTCTTGAGTATTATAAACTCTTCTTTTTTACATGAATGACGATGTCTACTAAGTAATTGAAACAATACATATTGAGTATTAATAAAATTTTTCCTGTTAATATTTTTAAATCTTTTATCGTATATATCAGTGAGAACGTCAAAGTCATCAAGCAATTGTTCTTCTAAATATGAAATATCATCAGGTTTAATATCAGTAAAATTATAATGTATTAAATGAACATTCTCGTAGTGTTTAGAATAACCAAGCTCTTTGAGAAAAATAAGAACGTGATTCTTCGTGATATTACGGAATCTTTCTTGTTTAGGAGTATTTTTATCACCATTTAGTAGATAGTGTAGTTCAAATTGGACTTCAAGATCGTCGTATATTTTTTGATTAATAGTACTATTTTGTTTTCCTTGATATTGGTTAATACAATCACGAAAATGAACTTTTCTATCGTAAGTATATTTACTTGAAATATTAACTCGGTCAATATCAGTATATGAAGAATTATGTTTCATTACAATTTGTCGAGCATAACACTTAGTGCATATGTAAGTATTTCCATCTACAATATCAAAATCTTTTTTATTAGAACAATTCTGACAAATAATTTTTTGTGGTATAGTCTTTTCAAAATCAATATCAACGTATTTAGATGCAGCATCTAAGTAATTATCTATTATTTCTCGTTTTTCCTTATCATTTTTAAGTAGTTTTCCCATAAAACTTACTTTAATAGGTTTTTTTAATATTTCTTTGTATTTTTCTATAAAAATTATAGTTTCCATAATATAAAAATGATGATTTTTATGTATTTTTAAATCGTTTATATAATTTGCTAGATCATCCCTTGCTTTTTTAACACTAATTAATAGTCTACGACGAAGATTTTCATTTTTTAATGATTCCTCTAATTCCTGTAGCTTCTCCAGATGTTCTGGTAGTTTTGAGAACTCTTCCTCAAATTTATTACGTATGTTGGCATCTATACTTAAAATATCTAGTTCAGTCATAGACTTTACTCTTTCAGACGTTTCATTTAAACTCGCATTTGACATTTTATTTAATATTTAAAGTGTATAAATTTTTCATTTTTGCAAAAAAAAAATATCTTGTGCTAATATAAATAATGTCATCGATCACAACGTCAAATGTAACATCTGGCTTTATTGATCTTGCTACTTTTGATGAGATTGAGAAGTATCTCTACGGCGGTCACGATGCAACTGCATATTTCGTCCGTGAGACGAGGAAGGCCACTTGGTTTACCCAAGTTCCTGTAGTTTTATCTCGTGC